AAGCGGCCCTGCTATCCCCTGAAATGCACCCACGATATCACCATTATCAATTGACTGAATCGCACTTGATAATCCACCAATCGCTGCATTACTTCCAGAAAAATCAACAAGTGATGTCAACGCTGCTGCATAATTTCCTGCTCTCAATGCAGTTGTAATCGCACCAGATTGACTTGCATTTATACCAATCCCTGCTCCGAGTGCTGCTGCTAATCCACCAAATAGATTTCCATTTTCTAAATTAACAAGGACATTTTCCTGTGATAACACATCTGCTAACCTACCTTGAGTTGGTGTCCCTGATCCAGCTGCGATTGGAGTGATTGCACTCTGATATCCTGTTGTTATCTCTCCCATCACATTTGAAAAAACATCTGCGATAATGTCCTCAGTCTCACAAGGATTCATCGGAGTATAAAATCCCTCCTGTGGAAGTGGTGGAATAAGATTTGAATTATTTCCGGTTGGTCTTACTTGATTTAAGTTTTGTGGTGTTTGATTTTGTTTTCGTGCTAGAGATCTTCTTATTCCAGCACCAACTAATCGTGCAAGATCACCTTTTATCTTATTAAATACACAAGCAAGTTTACTTTGTGCCTCTACATCTGCTTTTAAGTTATCAAGTCTATCAGTTATACTTGCTGCATCGTTTATTGTCTTTGTTAAACCACTTATCTTTTCACTTAAAAAGTTTTGAGTATTATTAAGTGATGGTAAAAGTGACCCTGCACTCAATTTTGATGTGTCATCAATTAATTCATCTATTTTAGAATTTATAGGTGTCTTTGCTGCAGCTGCCGTTCCGTAATTATTCAACTGACCCATTAATTTTTGATATTGCTTTTGAAAATTACCCATGTGAGTTTGCATCGATGTCAAACTATTACCATGCTTGACACACTCCATCGGTGATTCTTTCTCATTTTCCTCTTCTTGAAGAGTATCTACATTATTATCTTTATTTGCTGCGTCTGTTGATTCTATTAAAGGGGATGATGATGGTTGTTCACTCGCCACGTTATCATCTCCAGCATCACTCTCATCATCATTACCACTCTTTGGCCCAAAAGTACTATCTTCACCACCTTCTTTTGATGTCTCTCCAATAATTGTCTTTGCATTGTTACCAAGCACTCCCATAATAATCGGAACTTGTTCATCAGATCCATCAAGGAAAAATCCAAACACAAAACATCCCTGTTTAATTCCGGGAGTTTGAAATGATCCACCCTGACCACCACCAGCAGTGATGGGATACATTACCTGAGCCCATGGTAATTGATCTGACTCAATAATCGCTTCACCGGCATCATGGATACCCATGATTCTCACTTTGTATCTGTAACCCCATCCGGGTATATCTTTTCGATCTTTAAAATGACCTTTAGGTTGATTCTCACGCCAAGTTTTGGAGTCAGCGACTTGGCCTAACCACCAATGAAACTGACTCCCAACAAAACCGGGATTATAAAGACCTGATGTTTGTTCCATTAGTCATCGTAAACTAAACACTCTGGTTCGTCAGGGTGCATATCACAGAATAATTCTAAAGCATTTGGATCATGATGATCTCCTGCTTCAATTTCATCATGATGGTGATCAACATACTCTTCAAGTTCATGTAACTCTTCTATCGTATGCCTCTTCATTGCTTCAGAGGTGTTTGGGTCGGCAAGGATCTCCTTGTCTTTTTGAATGTGGTCTTCGATTGATTTCATTTGTTTAATTTGATCCTACATTTATATTTATTCATTATAACTTAGTTTATTTCACCATGCTACCATTATGTGGTTTACCATCTCTACCAACAGAGTCTCTTACCAAACCAAGTTTTGTTATTCCTTTTCCATTATTGATGGCATGTTTTACAACTGCGATCAAATATTTACCACCAATTTCTTTATTTGTTACTTGATTATTATCATTCGTGCCAGAGGATGTGTCTATAAAAATTGTTTGGCCGGCTCTTATGGAAAAATCTGCAGCAATATCAACTTCAATCGATCCAATACTAAATTGATTGTATCTTCTAATTGCTTGATTAAGAATAACATCAACTTCAAATGCTTGCTCATCATTCTTTTCAATTTGTTGTTTCACATTTCCTGAAGGTAGTGTACCAGTATCTTTTAAAACATAAGTGGTTCTTGTTGCCTCACCAGAAAATTTTTCATTAATAATTGGAAGTTGTTTTCCAGCATGTGTTGTGCCATCTTCAGTTTCATACGCATCTTGCTCTTCAATTTTATACTCACAATTCAACGGGTTAAATAAAATTAATCTTGTTTTGTAGGCTCCCATTCTTAATTTTTCATTAGCAATGAATCGGTTATCTGCACTAAGATTTATAACACGTCCATCGTAACCAACTGGAGTGTCAGGTAAATTTGAAAATATATAAGATCCAGCACCACCAGATTCCCTTGAATGTTTTTGACTAAAAAGTTTATCCATTGATATACAATGAAAACCATCAGCATTTTGAAAGAATATGTAACCAGCACTTTCTCCCCTTTTACCATCTACACTTGGAATACATTTTTTACATAACCAATTAATTATGTAAAATGGTTTTCTTGTATTACCAACAAAATTATAATTATTACTTGTCTCTTCAATATCAATTTCATCTTCATCCACTTTTAAATTATCAACCAAAATTCTTTTCATGTGTTCAGATATTTTACCATCATATCTTTTTGTGATAGCAGATGATCTCTCCTCATTTCTTATAAATTGTTCAGAAGTTAACTCAAGTACTACGGATTCCCTTTGTGTTGTCGATTCAATGGGAGTAACTTTGTTCACAACCAACTCAGTTTCAATAACGTTTCCGTTTCCATCTCCAATGGCAAGAGTAAAATCTTCAGTGCCAACTAAAGGTAGACCCTCAATAAAACTTTTTCCCCTTACTCGATTACTTGAATTTATTATAACCATAGACACATCTATGGTATCAGAAAACATACTCTCTTGATATTCTAATCTCGGAGATTTTTGTAAATTCACTTTATATCCATCATTATTTGAAATAATAACTGCTTTTTTTATAGTACAATCTTCAAAAAGATTTTTATCTCTAGCACCAGATCCTCTTACTCCTCTTACCATTATCCCCTCCTATATAAATCCATGAATGGTGATATGGAATCATCACCATCTTCAATTCCAGTGCCAGCTATGACAGTTTTAGTAACTATTTTTTCAAATGGCACAGGTATTAAAGTTTCTGAACCTTCACCTTCATTACCATATGACATGTAAGTTTCTAGCACTTCGTTTACTTGTGATCCTTTTGCATTATTTAATGCCATCAAGAATCCGGGTGATCTACGCTCAATCGCACGAGTTGAATCTGCATCAATTACAAACTCACCAGCGTGAACAACTCCCCCAAAGGGTACATATCCACCACCCATAAATCCCATACCAACTCCGGTTTTAACACCTTTTTTAACAAAGGACTGACTAAGACCCTCAGATATCTTACCCATAACACCGTCCTTAAATATAAGATCATACAGCGCACCACCGAGTATATCACCACCGATACCACCGACAATACCACCAACAAAAGCACCGGGTGGGCCACCAATTAATCCAAATACCCCACCTATCAAACTACCAAGAAAACTTCCGACAGCCATGAACGCTGCTCTACCAACAGGTTGTCCAAATAAAAATACATCAAGTAATAACCCAATCAAATCACCAATGACTGGTATAACTCCAACACTCGCCTTGATTGTTTGTTTCACAGATTGTTCAAGTGCCTCACCACCGAAGTTAAAAAGAATTTTTGACAGACCTTTTTTACTTTTCGCCATGCCAATTTCCATTCCTGTCTTTTTGAACTCTTTTCCAAATATTTCTCTCTGAGCTGCTTTGTAAGCGTCTAATGTGCTTGTGCCATCAGGTCTGCGGAATACTTTTTGACCCACTTTACCACTCGAAGTAACACTGGTTCCAATTCTCCCTGTTCCTGCCAAATTACTTTTTGCAATACCTTTCGCTATTCTTCTAGCCGATCTCTCAGATGCTATATCTTTTCTTGCTTGTACAAATCTATTATATAATACTGGATCTCTATTTCTAAGTTCATTTTCAGGAAGAAGTCTTAAGAGTCTCACCATTGATTTTTCTTCATTTGAAACAATCTCTTTTATCATATCTTCAGAAAAATCTGGAAACTGTTTTCTTGCACGATTTGCAGTTTTGACCATAAGAGGTCGTATCGCTATCTCTAGAGGATCCATTGATACTCTATTCGCATCAGCAACTGTCCCTGTGATCGTAGGCCCAAATCCCATGCCAACTTTTTTTAGTTTTTTTATTCTTGGCCTAAAAAATTCCTCACCTCCAGAGGCAGTCACACTAACAGGTGAATGCTTTCGGAGATCCTTTTTTATCTTTTTAATTTTTCTTGGTTTTTTAAAAAATGGTGAAGGAGTATCTGGTGATGTCGTGATAGTTCTATCTAATGCAGATTTTGAACTTACTGTAGACCCCTCGCCAATCTCATCGTATATACTCTGACCATACAATCTTTCATATTGTTGTGGGGTCATGTTTGGTGGAATATTAACAATTTTCTTCTTTACTTTACGAGGTGTCATTTCAGTGGCAACTTGTTGTTCAGCAAGCTCTGTTAAAGTTTTAGATCTAGGAGTAGTGGCAAAATTATCATCCACCATGAGTCTTCTTTGTCTTTCACTTCTTATTTTTTTATTAAGTTCTCTTGCTTTTACTGATCTACCTTTTCTTAACTCAGCTTTTTGGGTCTCAAGAAAATTAGCAGCCTGCCTACTTGTAAAAGTTCTACCTCTAGTTAACCTTTCAACTACCTTACCTCCTACTACACCTCCTAAAAAAGCAGCAACAGTGCCATACAGTGCGTTTTTAAGATTTTCTATTCCACTGTTTATTGATTTTTCACTTGCACCTTTAAAATTTTTACCTTTAACAGCAGGAATAACTTTTGATCCAGCACTCGCTATCCTAGCAATCGCAGTAATGAAGACAGTCGCACCAATTGTGAATGGAGTTATAATAGCTTTTAAAGTTTTACCAATCTTAAGAAGAGTTGGTAATGATGTAAATATGGTGAATCCTAAACCTGTTAAAACTGCTTTTAAAATTCCACCTAGAAAACCACCAAGTCCTTTTCCTTTTTTATTTGATTTTAAATTGACATCATAATCTTGTGGTCTATTTTTTTTACTCTCAAGTATACTCTCCCTTCCAAATCTTCTTCTTCTTTCATCTTGTTGTCTTAATATACCATATCTCACTTTTGAAAGAACAAGTCTCTCTTTTAATAAATTATCAATCTTAACAACATCTTTCTTTATAAGTCCAATTGTTCTTATTGTTTTTCTTGAACTTTCTTTTTTATTTGGTATGAGTTTATTGGTGTTTATCATTTATACCACCGCCCCATAAGTCAGCCATTTTTCTTTTGGAAATTTAAAGAAAGAAATGTCATTTAAATCATTATCAAAACCTTCAGGATCAATTTGATTTGGATTATTTAACTTTTGAATGAAGTCATCTAATTTTTCAAATCCACCTTTTTCTTTTATCGTATTAATAATATTGGGTGGAGTTAGATTAGGAAACTCCTTTATAACATTCTCAAATTTTGATGTATCTATTTTACCACCAAGTGTATTCGTAACTGTATTCATTATATTTTGACCCATATTTCTTTGTTTAGATTTTGGCATCGCAAAACTTTCAGATATTCCTTGAAGTGCTTTTGGAATTTCTGGATCACTCATCGCTCGACCTAACGGTGAATTTGGAAGTCCCTCTCCAGTCATACGAAGAGCGTCTATTATATTACCCATATTTGGAAATCCAGATGGAATAATACCACCTTCATTTGCATGAATGATATTGTTATTAACTTGTGGTATACTTTTTGCTCCTGCTGCTGCGTTGATTGCCAAAAGATTACTTATACCAAACTTTTGTGCAGCAGGTTTGCTGATGACAACTTCACCCGGTGTTAATAATGCTGGAACAGTATCGTTACTTCCAGATCCGGGAACAATACCACCCGTTCTTCTTCTTAAAAATAATTGTAGTATATTTTGACCTATTCTACTTTGTGTAACCACTTTACCGGCACCTGTTCCCCCAAACCTTTGTATAACTCCAGAGGCAGCACCAGTTATTGAGGGCCCAATGGCAAGAAGTAATTGTCCTGCTCTTAATATAGCGGTAGCAGTTGATAATGCAGTTCCCAAAGTTAACAATCCAAGGCCTGCTGCTGCAACACCTCCCATTATTAAACCAAAATTACCCTCAATAAACCTTGCTATACCATTAACGAGTGCAGAATTTTTTGGATTTCCAAAGAAATTTAAAAGACCAACTAAGAATCTTCCCCCTAATATGGCAAAGAAAAATTGAAAGATTCTTTGGAATATACTTTGTACAGGTCTTACTATTTTATTAACACTAGATTTTAATATCTTCATTCCTCTACTATCCGTCTCTAAAGTATCTTCTCTCGTTTTTCTTCTAAGATTCTCAGTTCTTCTTTGCATGTCAAGAAACTGTTTCATTTCAAATTTCTCTTGTGCAACAAGTGTTGCTAATATAGATGACATCGTTTCTTTGATGTCCATGATATTTTTATCAATAGTCTGTCCTGACAAAGATGCCAACATCACACCAGTTTGAATCTGTTGTGCTTGAATAATATTTTTTAATATTGTTATTTTTCTTGCATTTATTTCTACTGCTGCTGCTAAATCCCTTCCTAAAAATTTTGACGCAGCGACTCTTCTTGTGGTACCCCGAATCGGTTGACCAAATGATGTCATTCTATTACGAAAATTTTCGTTAACTGGATTGGTTTCATCCATTAGCTTTTATTTGATTCTCCTTGAGTCTCTCTTCTTCAAGATGTGCTTGTAATAAACCAACATAGATATCTCGTTCCCAAGGTATCATGTTTTCAATTTCAGTCAAAGAATATTTATGGTACTGCATCATGGCAAAATTTAATCTGAAATAGTTCTCCAGATTGTTATGAGCCATGGCTAAGCGAAAAAAGATGCTAAACCCTCAAGCACCACGTCACTCTCAACTTTTGTTTTAGGATTAGTAACTTTGACTGTATGAGATAACTTTGGCATGGTTTCAAAAAACTTCTCAACCTCTTTAAATTGATTCGAGTTCATTGAATCTAAAAAATCATTGATTTCTTTTTTAGAACAATCAGCTGCTGCCCATACTTCATCTTCATTATATATTTTACTGATACAAGATCCAATCAAATCAAATGACTGATCCATTGGAGTTTTCGTTGTATCATTTGGATCAAAATTATTTTTAATAAACTCATTAAGTGAAGGATACTTAAGTTCCATCATAAGATCATTGTCAAGTTTTATTTGATTTGAGTGTCCTTCTGGTTTTTGAACTTCAATATCGTCAAGACTAATACTTACATCAACTTCAGTTTCATTGTCATCTGGACAAATTAATTTAACGTCAATATCCTCACCTACAGATTTACCACGAATATTTAAAAATAAAAATTCAATATCAAATGTAGGAAGTGTTTCAACTTTCACACCCTTTGTTAAAACACATGAACGAATCACAGCTTTAATAGCGTTGGTAATTTGTTTTGTGTCTTCACTTTCAAGTGCGATAACAAGAAGTTTTTCTTCTTTAACTAAGAAGGGTCTATATTGTATTGTCTTCCCCGTTGATGGTAATTCAAGTTCATAACTTGGTGTTGCAATTTTTGGTAATGGCATAATGTTACAATTCAGTAAGTTTATTTAGCACCTATCCTGTAAGTGCATTTATGAATCTTGGAATGACTCCAAGTGGTCTATCCTCAATAAAGTATCTTGAATAGGCCATGCCTACAGTGCATTTCAATAATTGAGATCCATCATAAGACACTGGCATCGAATTTATTGCAAGTGGGAAACAGTTAACAAATTTATATGTCATTGTTCTTGTCTTTCTTCTTTCATCAAGATTTTTTTCAAACTTTGTTACTTCCAAAGATCCTTTCTGATAATCATTCGGAAACTTTACCCTATAAAAATGCGCTTCATCTTCAGCACTTTTAAATTCTGGATCATTTCGATTTGTGGTATTAGAAATATAATTCATCCACGCTTCAAAAAATCTTATTGGTAAATATTGATCAGCATCACAATAAAAAGATAGATTTATTTGGTCATCGTAAGTTCTACGATAAACGTGTCTTTCTCTGACACCGGGAATATTGTTTGTAATATCTGCAGTTGCAAAAGATGATCCGGGTAATGCAGCATCAGAGCACAGAATGTTTAGTCTTCCCTGATCCAAATTTAACCCTATCTCTTGTTTATATCGATTAAAACGTTGATCTTGAAAAGAAACACTCACCTGAAAATGAGAAGTCGTCGCTGGATTAAGGAGTTGAGCCTTAACCATCGATATCGATTTTCGCTGTGGTGGGATGATAGCCATATATAAATATAGATTGACCTTGTATATTATGTAGGCAAGTTATGGGGGAGAGTATTAAGAGTAAGTATACTCCGATATATCCAAGTAAGTATCAGGGTAATACGAAGCATATAATCTGTCGAAGTAGTTGGGAAAGAAAGTTTTGTCAGTGGTGTGATATGAATAATAGTATTATATCATGGGCATCAGAAGAGTTTAGTATTCCATACCTTTCTCCAAAGGATAATCGGGTGCACAAATACTATCCAGACTATTTGATTAAAGTAAAAGAGAAGAATGATATGATCAAAACTTATGTGGTAGAAGTCAAACCATATAAACAAACGATGCCTCCAAAACCAAGAAGTCGAAAAACTAAATCATATCTCACAGAGTGTGTAACTTATGCAGTCAATCAGGCAAAATGGAAAGCTGCAAAAGAATTTTGTGAAGATCATCGTATTGAATTTAAAGTAGTAACAGAGAAAGAACTCGGAATCAGATGAGTAGACTTGAGGGTAACACCATAAACAATCCAACAAATGATCAAGAGGATATGATGTTAGAGATCATGTCTTTATTAAATGATACCGTGACACCTGTTCCTGATGTTGGTAACTTTTATACCTTCGTATATAATCCAAAGACTCCAAACATTCAGTATGATCAACATCCTTTGATAGCTTGCACTGATATATTCTCATGGGGTTTTCGTGGATTGAATTTTCATTGGAGAAAGTATCGTAATTACACATGGGCAGAACTTGCAGGTCAGTTATACATAGTGCAACCAGATGAACTTGATGATCTTCTTGCAATTCCTTATGCTAAGTTCCTAAATAACTAAAAAGATAAAGTGTCTTCAGTACCTCTTACATTTAATAACGGATACACCACCACTGCGAGTGATATAGCGGTGATAAAGGAAGGTGGAAGAACAATTCAAGAAAGGGGTGGTGTAGCAGGTTCAATAAACAGAACACTTAGAAATGAACAAGCAGAAACAAATTACGTTGTTTCAACTTTAGTAAAAGATGGAGTGGACGAAAATAATAGACCCCTTTATAAAAGAAATATTTACAGTTTTAATAGTGCAAGTGAGGCAAAAAATTTTAAAACTAAAGTAAATGATGTGGGCCTAGCAAAACAGGCAATTAATAGTGCCAGTGGTAATATAATCGCAACTGGTTCAACAAAGGATGGAGAGAAGAGTTTTGAGTTTACCGATAACGCAACAGACTGGCAAAAAAATACAGAAAATCAAATAAAAAATGTATCTAAGAAACAACTTAGTAATGTAGGAAGAGAGGAGGGAGGAGAAGTAAAAAATCACACAACAGAATTTACGAATAAAAAAGTTAGCAATACTAAAGATGATTCAATTGATGCAGCAGCAGAATTAAAAAAAGAGGCTGAGAAGAGAGCAGGATTAGGTAGAAAAAAATATGATAATTTATTTTACCCATCATTTATTAGAAAAAGTAATCAAGATAAGCTTGTGATAAAAATACTTAAGAAAAAAATACAGACATCAAATGAAGCAAGTAGTAATAGGAGAGATAGATTTCAAGCATTTAAAACTAATGAGGGAAGAAGATTATCTTATGACATACCAAAAGGCAATCAGTTTTATAAGGATCGTGGAAAGATTGTAGGGTTTGGTAGAGCAGAAGCTTTTGAAGATGCTCAAGATCGTATTTATGGACAGAATAAGGAAAATAAAAACAAATTAGAATTTGATAAAGAAACAATAGGAAGTATTACTTTACCTATTCCAAATGGTGTGAGTGATCAAAATACAGTAAGTTTTGGACAGGGTACATTAAATCCAGTTCAAAGAGCGATCTCTGATGTGGCATTAAAAACAATATTATCTGGAACTAAAGAGGGAGGAAAAACAGCAGCGGATATTTTTAAAAAAGTTTCCAAAAACAAACCTGAATTAAAAAAAGCACTAGCAGGATTTATCGCTGGAACTGCATCTGGTATTGATCCGAATGAGTTACTCGCAAGGACAGAGGGAACAATATTTAATAATAATTTAGCTTTGTTATTTAAAAGTCCAACTCTTAGACCATTTACATTTCAGTTTACTCTAAGTCCAAGGGATAGGGGTGAAGCAGTTCAAGTGCAAAAAATTATAAGAGCATTTAAACAATCAAGTGCAGTGCAAAGATCAGTAAGTGAAATTTTTCTTGCTGCACCAAATACATATGGTCTTCAGTTTTTTAAAGGGCCTACTCCACATAATTTTTTACCGCAAATAAAAGAATGTGCATTACTTAATGTTGGTGTAAATTATATGCCAGAAAATAGTTACATGACATATGAAGATTCATCAATGGTTTCATACTCTTTATCACTATCGTTTCAAGAATTGACACCAATATTCAATAGTGATTATAATGATTTCGATCAAAATACAGATGTATCAATAGGTTTCTAAAATGCCAAATCCATATTTTTCTAATTTAACTGAATTTTTATACGTCAATCGCACTGAAAAAGGAAGAAGCGAGGGTGACTATTCGATTGTAAAAAACTTTTTTAAGAGAGCAAAACTGAGAGAGGATATCTTTCAAGATCTAACTTTCTTTACAAAGTACACTGTGGTGGGTGATGATCGTCCGGACACTGTTGCGACAATATTATATGATGATCCCACTCTTGATTGGGTCGTGCTAATATCTAATAATATTGTTAATGTTCAAAGTGAGTGGCCATTAGGACAAGCAGCTTTTAATACATATGTGACAGAAAAATATCCAGATGAAGAAACATTATACTCAGGTATTCATCACTATGAAGCAAATGAAGTAAAGACAAATGATGGGTCTATTATCATTGCATCAGGGACAAGAGTAAGTGTAGGGCAAAGTGTTTCATACTTTGATGAGGATTCATCTCAGCATGTCGTTAGAACAGATATTGCGAGTCCTGTAACGAATTATATGTTTGAAGATCAATTAAATGAAGAGAAAAGAAATATATTTGTTTTAAAACCAATTTATTTAAATATTTTATTTGATGATATTGATCAAATAATGAGAAATAAAAAAGGTTCCACTCAATTTATAAGTGAAACCTTAGTGCGTGGAGATAATATCAGACTATTTGATTAACTATCTGCTAACTTTTGAAAGTATGATAGTGCATCATCTTCATCAGAATCAACTGTTGTAGTCGCTGCAGGAGTCGCTACTGCTTGAGTAACTACTTTTTCTGCAACATTAAGACCTTCGCTTTCACTCTCTAACTCTTCATCAGGAATGTAACGACTGACTGGCTTTTTGCCAAGGACATACTTCAGACGCTTCTCAAGATCTTCATATGTCTTGAACTGATCTGGAGCAGTGACAGCAGCAAGTGAATACTGCTTCTTCCAGAGTCCTTCAAGTGCATCATCATCTTCAAGAACTGGCC